AAATAGAACGGGATAAATTAGATGCTATTGAAAAAGAAATTACAAGCTACAAAGATGTGTATGGTTTAATTGATTTTACTGACATGATACAAAAATTTTTAGATAAAGATGTTACACCAGACTTTGATGTTATATTTGTAGATGAGGCACAAGATTTATCTTTAATACAGTGGTCTATGATAAATAAAATAGAGAAAGATACAAACTGCGATGTATGGGTTGCAGGCGATGATGATCAAGCAATATTTGGTTGGGCCGGTGCTGACGTAGATTCTTTTATTAACTATAATGCAGAAGAGATACCATTAAAAAAATCAGAAAGAGTGCCAAGTACTATACAAGAAATTGCATTAAATGTCATCAATAGAATAGAAGAAAATAGAATTGACAAAGAGTATTTTCCAAAGTCTGAAACTGGAGAAGTTTTTGAAAGATACAAATTATCGGACATAGATATGTCTACAGGTGATTGGCTAATATTAACTAGAACAAAGTCATTATTAAAATCAGTGCCAACATATTTAAAAAAGAAAGGTTTATTTTTTAACACAGCGCAAGGTAATAGCATTGGTAAAAGTTTGTATGAAGATATACAAAATTGGTCATTATTACAAAAAAAAATAACAGTACCAGATATACAAATACAAAAAATAAGAGAAAGAATTGTTGGACCCATGAATCTATCTTTAAAATGGTATGACGCATTTAACAAATTACCAGATAGTCAAATAACTTATATGCAATTATTATTATTAAATGGAGAAAATCCAACTGAAGATGCAAGAATAAAAGTATCAACAATACATGGAGCTAAAGGTGGTGAAGCTACAAATGTAATATTATTTTTAAACCATACATCTAACACATTGAAAGGAGCTAAAAAATCTATGTCTAAACAAGATGAAGAATATAGGGTTTGGTATGTAGGTATTACAAGAAGCATGAAAAATTTATATTTAATAAAATCACAAAACAAATCAAAGGAGTTTAAGATATGAGTGCGTACAAAAAACAAGTGGGAGGATCTCATTACAAAGACATGAAGATTCAAGCAAGTCAATTTATAAATGAGAATCGTTTGCCATTTGCCGAAGGATCGGCTATAAAGTATATATGCAGACATGCACTGAAAGGAAAAGAACAAGACATAGATAAAGCCATACATTATTTAGAAATGATAAAGGAGCGAGATTACAAATGATTTTTACTGCACAAACAGAGTGGGTTAAACCTACAGAATTTCCAGACTTAAGATTTTGTGATGAGATTGCAATAGATTTAGAAACACACGATCCAGAATTAAAAACTATGGGATCAGGTTCAGTTGTTGGTAAAGGTAAAGTTGTTGGCATAGCAGTTTCAACAGATGGTTACTCAGGATACTTTCCATTTGATCATGAGGGTGGTGGTAATCTAGAAAAAAGTAAAGTAATTCAATGGTTTACAGACATATGTAAAACTACATCTGTAAAAATTTTTCACAATGCAATGTACGATGTGTGCTGGATTAGATCTATGGGTATAAAAATAAACGGACAGATTGTTGACACCATGATTGCAGCGTCACTCGTAAATGAAAACAGATTTAGATATGATCTTGGATCTTTAGGTTGGGATTATTTAGGTCATGGTAAAAATGAAACTGAATTAGTCAACGCTGCAAAAGAGTGGGGTATAGATCCTAAAGCTGATATGTGGAAGTTACCTGCAATGTATGTTGGTAATTATGCTGAACGTGACGCTGAATTAACTTTTGCACTTTGGAAAGAAATGAAAAAAGAAATACTTAGTCAAGATATAGAATCTATTTTCCAATTAGAGACTGACTTATTTCCTTGCCTCGTTGATATGAGATTCTTAGGAGTCCGTGTAGATACAGAACAAGCTCACAAATTAAAATCACAATTAGCTGAACAAGAAAAAGAACTATTACAAAAGATAAAAAAAGAAACACAAGTAGATGTTCAAATATGGGCAGCACGCAGTATCGAGAAAGTTTTTCAAAAACTGTCCCTACCATATGAGCGAACCGTAAAAACAAATTCTCCATCATTTACTAAAAATTTTCTTTCCACACATACACATCCTTTAGTTCAGTGTATATCAAAAGCAAGAGAGATTAACAAGGCACATACGACATTTATAGATACTATTATAAAACACGAACATAATGGTAGGATTCATGCGGATATAAATCAAATTAGATCTGACACTGGAGGAACAGTAACAGGCAGATTTTCATATTCGAATCCAAATTTACAACAAATTCCTGCACGCAACAAAGATTTGGGTCCATTGATTAGATCCCTCTTTCTACCTGAGTCTGGTTGCGAGTGGGGATGCTTTGACTACAGTCAACAAGAACCAAGACTAGTAGTTCACTATGCATCTCTAGATCAAGATACAAGTGTCTTTGGTGTTAAAGATTCTTACGAAGATGGTGACGCAGACTTTCATACTATTGTTGCAAAGATGGCTGACATACCAAGAACTCAAGCTAAGACAATTAATCTTGGTTTGTTTTATGGTATGGGTAAAGCAAAACTACAAGCAGAGCTGGGTGTATCAAAAGACAAAGCAAATGAACTTTTTGATATTTATCATCAACGTGTACCATTTGTAAAAAGTTTGATGAACTCTGTATCTAATAGAGCTCAACAACGTGGGCAGATTAGAACTCTACTTGGTAGATTATGTCGTTTTCATTTATGGGAACCAAATCATTTTGGTATACATAAAGCTCTACCATTTGACCAAGCACGCCAGGAATATGGAGCAGGTATCAAGCGTGCTTATACATACAAAGCTTTAAATAAATTAATTCAAGGATCGGCTGCAGATATGACTAAAAAATCTATGCTAGAGTTGTATAAGGAGGGCATTGTTGCACACATTCAAGTGCATGATGAATTGGATATCTCTGTAGAAGATGATATAAAAGCAAAACGTATAAAAGAAATTATGGAATCCGCAGTTGATTTAGAGATACCAAACAAGGTAGACTATGAATCTGGTAAAAACTGGGGAGAAATAAAATGAGGTTTTATGGCTTATCTAAATGCAAACATACCACCAGAATATGCACAAATAAAAAAGGAGTACTTATATGATCTTAAAACACATCATGGAGAAGTTGAAGACTGTATTATCTTTGGTCTTAGCTCTATCTCAGGCCGGGCTATTTTATTCCATGCGATTATGGAGAATGGCGCTATCTTTTATCGTCTCCCGATATCTGCCTTCATACAGAAAGGTTTTAGACCGGAAGATGTTCCTAAACGTAGACTTGATGAACTTCAGTTATGGAATTGTTTTAGTTATTATCCTGCTGTTCATATTTGGGATTTATTAGCAGGGACTTCAGGTAAATATATTGGCAAAGATAAAAAGTGGCATCACGGTAAATATTTATTTACCGTTGACTTTGCACATCCAGAGAGTAATATACTAGATATCGAACATTCTGAGATACCGCACGAACATAAGTGCGCACACATAATTGCATTAAATGACGGCAATTATGCAGCACAACCTAACAATAGATGTATATGGGACTTGCCTTCTTTTACGGTAAAAGATGACATACCAGATTGGAAAGTGCAAACAAATGAATGGAACGTAGAAGATACGGGTAAATGGAAAACAGAGGATACCGATAAATTCTTTTACGAAATGGAGGAGAAAAAATGATTGATAATATTTGGAAGAAAATGCAATTACCAGATCAAAAAACATTATTAATATATAGATGTGTGATTGTTGCTTCAATTGTTATTTTATTTTTAAAATGACGGTAGGCTTTTGTCAGGAGTGTTATCATCCTTGTCATTGTGGTGAAGAAGAAGAACTACATGCGGATGAATATGGAGTGTGTACTTGTGAAGGTTGTAAATGTAAAGATTCGAAGATTACTAAGAAGGAAAAGAATGAGGTATAGACCCATAAATAATAATTATTATTTTACGGGTATATTAATTATTTTAATTACTTTGTTAGCATTATTTGGTAGTCCAGCACGTGCAGGATCAACACAAACAAATACATCTGGATCTAATACAGCAATTGAAGGTGGGTATACTTCAACTGCAACAACTACGTATCAATCTGGATCAAGTTCTAATAGCACAACAAACAGCACAACAAATTCTAACACTAGATCAGCACCACCATCAGCATCTTCACCATCATACAATAGTATGACACAAGATGTATGTGCTGTGGGCGGATCATTAGGTATACAAACATTTGGTCTTGGTGTTAGCGGTGGTAAACATTTTATAGATAAAAATTGTGAAAGATTAAAACTAGCAAGAATACTTAATGACTTTGGTATGAAAGTTGCAGCTGTAGCCATACTTTGTCAAGATGAAAGAGTGTTTGAGTCTATGATTCAAGCAGGCACACCATGTCCAATTGATGGTAAGATTGGTAAAGAAGCAGAAAAGTTATGGTCTAAATATGATAATGAAAGACCAGACTACGACATATACGTAAAACGTATGAAAGCCAGAGAGAAAAAAGAAAAAAAATTAGCACAAGAAGCAGCTTTAGCCGAAAAGAAAAAATTACAAGAACAAAATAAAATGACAAAAGAATTTGAAGAAATAGATCAGGAGAGAGAAAAAGTTATTACACCTAAAAAGAAACCAGTAAACTGGGAGTCACCAAAATAATGCCTAGACCTGTGCGTAAATGGATAGTAAGATTAAGAATGTGGTACGCAGATATAAGAGGACATCATGGTAAGAAATGGGATTATGAACCTAGTGATCATTATATGGGGAGGAAAAAATAATGGCATTAAAAATATCAGACGAAGCTAAAGTACAAATGCCGATGAAGACAGTTGCTAGTTTAATAGCACTGGTAGCAATTGGTACATGGGCTTTTTTCGGAGTGCAAGAAACTCTCAACAAACACAGTACGCAGTTAGAATTAATGCAAAAAGATTTAGAAGCTAACTCTGAGTTTAGAATCAAATACCCACGAGGAGAACTTGGTCAATCAAGTGGAGAGGCGGAGCTCTTCATGTTGGTGGAGCATATGGCAGGGTTAATTGAGTCTATGGATGAAGAACTAAAAGGTATGAGAAATAATAAAATTAATATAGATTTTTTAAAAGAACAAACATCTAAACTACAAGAAGACGTAGAAAAATTAATTAGAAACGGAAACGGAGCGCACTAATGATAGAAATGGTATTTGCTTTGTTGCTCCTGCAGGACCACAAAATTATAGAACACCGTTATCACGAAAGTTTAAGTTCATGTCTTAAGGCCAAGCGTTATGCTATGAAGGACAAGAGCACCAAAGATAGAGTTGTCTACAAATGTCTACAATCTAAGGCAAACATAGAGGTATACATGGGTGAAAAGAAAATTTTATCTTTAATATTAGAATGATTTGGTTAATTATATTTATAGGAGTTATGGCTTATGCGGTCTATCGTATTAACACTTTTGCTGATGACATTAATCCATACGACTTCAGCAGAAGAGATAACAACAGGTAACTTACTTCCAAACGTAGGCGATGGTGTAGATTGGGGATCTACTTCTACAGAACAAATTAATCCTGGTGGATCTGGAACTGTATCTACTGGTTCTACAGTAAATGGTTTTGATGTAACTTGCCCTGCATCTCAATCTAACTGTGGATATAAATTTAGTGTTGGTGGTGACTTTGAGGTAACTGGCACAGCTACACTTTCTGTTGATGACATTGCATTAACAAATAATAATCGAACACAAGAGATGTTAGACAATGGTATAACTTTAAATAGTTATATTGATGTTGCAAACTGTGATAGTCAACCAGGTAATTGTGAAGGTAAGTCAGGAAGTGCGGACTCTCACACGGTCACAATAGAATTAAAAGATTCATCAGGTACAGTCTTATCTACAACTACACAAACAAGAACAGAGATAGTAGGTTTTCAAGGAAACTGTAATGGTTATCCAACATCTTCATCTGGTGGACAAACTGCAAACTGTGGACAATACAATGATCAAGTAATTTACAATAACCATGGATCAAACAAAGTTGATTGGTCTTGGAGTGGTACAGATAATAACTCAGGGTCAGCTAGTAGAGGTGGTCCTAACTTATTAGGTGCAGCTCTTACAATGACCTACGATGATACTGTAATAGATACTAATACTTCAACAGCTTTAGATGATGTTCAAGATACTTTAGGTGATTTACAAGAAGAAGTATTTGATGATGTGCAAGAATTCTTTTTTGAAGAAGAAACATTTACATTTACAGAAGAACCACAATTTGAAATGGAAATGCCAATGGAAATGGAAATGAACACGTTTCAATTTGCAGAAGAATTTATACAAGAATTTTTTATGGAAATGGACCAAGAATTTATAATGGAACCTGAAGGCATGACAATGGAAGAAGGACCTATAGTTATGTTTGCTGACGATGTTATGATGGAAGAAATGTATGAAGAGTCTAATGAGATTGTCGCAACATTTTTACCTATGATGCCACCAGAGGAAGAAGAATCATTTGCAAAAGAAAAACCAATTATGATGACAGAAA